TTGCTTTGACAGGCGACCAAGCTCAGGCACTCGGTGGTGAAATTATCAACCGAGTCGTGACGGAGTATGTAAACAAGTGGGAGAACCTTGTCAATAGAGAGTTAAAGAAGACCCGAAAACTGTATAAGAATGCCATGTACGTTGATAGGGTGAGTCCGACGGAAGTGGTGTTTGGGCTTGCTCCCGGACAGGACGGGTTGGCTTTGGCTCTTGAAGAGGGGAAGGCTCCCTTTGACATGAAGCCAGGATTTTCCAACTCCTCAAAGAAGAAGACATCTGCGAGTGGGGGTTGGTATCTGACAATTCCGTTTCGGTACGCTACTCCTGATGCTGTGGCGGAATCAATGGTGTTTCAAAATCGGCTGCCGAAAGAGATTTACGACATTGCTAAGAGTAACGGTGGACAGCCTGTAAAGAAGAATCAGCTTCCTATACAGTACGCACAACTCGGGCAGCGTAAACCTATTCAAACAGCCGAAGGAATCATTCCGGCTTATACTCACAAAGCACCTCAATATCAAGGACTCGTACGAATTGATATCGCTTCTACTGATAAGGAGAATCGTGGGGGATACTTCACATTCCGAAGAGTGAGTGATAAGAGCGACCCGTTAAGTTGGATAAATCCGGGATTTGAACCTCGGAAGTTCATGGACAGGGCACTCGACGAGGCACAGGTGTTTGAGGTTGCTGACATGGCGATTGATGAATTTTTAAATCAATTATAAAGATGATTTTAATTGCGAGAATAAAACAGATAGTCGATGGGTTGCTTCAGTACATTCAGTATGATTACGAAAGTGTGCCGGAGCATGAGACCTTCCTCTACCATATGTTCTATGGGACGAGGGACGGCTCTTTTGACTTCTATGAGCAAGCAAAGAAACTGTTCCTGAGAACTAATACGAGTCCCAGAAAGATACAGGTAAAGATGGAGTATCCGAAGGATAAAAGCCATCTTCCCTGTATTATCGTAAGGGAGCCAGGACGTTCAACGGATAAGCCAGCACCGCTTGGCGGTTATGGCGCACCCGTATTAGACACGTTTGGCGCAACTGAATATGAACGTGAGGGGTTCCGTCAGCCAGCCTTGTCGAAGATTGATTTGATGTGCTTCAGTGAGAATATGCTTGAGTCAATTCTGATGGGGGAAGTTATATATGCGTTGCTCATTGGAGCCAGAAATACATTTGAAGAGGAGTTTGCTTACTTCGATTTCAGCACGAATGAATTGATAGCGGAAAACGCTTTGTTTCCACAGCCGATATTGGTCAAGAACGTATCAATAGAGGTCGAGGACATTGGTGATTATGCTTCTATCATTCGACCTGAAATTGTGAGGAGATTTATCATTGAGGATGCGATACCTGTTGGGTCAGACCCAGGATGGGTTCCGCCTCCTTTGGACAAATATTTTTGAATTTTCAAATCCGTATGTATGGCTGGATTCACTGTTAGCAACAGGTGAGAACACTATCTATTCGAATACTGATTGGGTGTTATCAGTTGGTGACGAATTGTTCAAGTTTGGTTCGGGATATGTATGGCTTGATGAGATGAACAACAAAGGTGAACAGGAGATTGAAGCGAAGACCCCTTGGAGATTGGAGTAGTATTTCTCCCTAATTATTTGTATCTTTGTTGGTGATATAATTTAGTTTAATTTATAAAATCGTTTGTTATTATGGCAAAAGCAGCATGGTTGACCGTCAAGCCCGCTTCGGGAAACGGTAATGCGACAGTTCAGAACACGGGTACAGTTCACACAGGTCGTGAACAACGTGAGACGACTGTAACAGGTGTGGCGGTTGGAGTTTCGCCGAATAAAACTTACAAGGTTATTCAGAAAGGAAAACCTGAGTTCGTTTCATTTACGAATGGAGCAGAAACAACTGTTGGAAAAGCAGGTGGAACTCTGACGATTACAGGTAAAACCAACTCTTCGAAGTTGAACTTCGAATTGGTTAATCTTGAGACTCGTGCGGTGGTTGCAGGAGGTCTTAAATTGACTCTTCCTTCGAAGTACACCGCTGGTGGAGTAGAAACCACCAATAATGTGGCTATCACTGGCGACCCTGGAGCACAGCAGGAGTTTGAGTTCAGTATCACTTTCACTGGAATTGCAGCAAATACGACAATTGACGAATTGACTGCAGCAATGAAAGTAACGACCGATGGAGGTCAGTCGGCTCAGATTCAAATCAAGCAATCTGCTGGTGACCCTGTATTCTCATTCGGTCAGAAGACAATCACTCTTGAAGCCAGTGGTGCTGCCGTATCTCAGACTATCGTTTCTAATACTTCTTGGGAATTGTCCTAACACGTTTAGAAATAATGGGAAAGAAACGGTTAAAGAAAAGCAAAGTAGAGGCACAGCCGTCAGTCATGACGGCTGCTGTCCTTCTTTCAGTTGAAACGAATGAGGGGTTCGACAGGAGAATGACTGTAACAGGTAAAATCACCGAAGGGACTATCCCCTTGACATCTTCCTTTACGATTACTCAACTGGGTCTTCGGGAACCGTTCATTCCTTTTGATAGTGACGAGCCTTTCCAGGATAGTACTGGGGAGGACTTTGGTGTATTGAAAGAATAACCATTAAAATAAAAAGATATGGCGTACAAATCGAAATTTACAGGAGCAAAAGTCGACGAACTGCTGACAGCGGTTCAGACTCAGCAAGAAAATCCGTCAAGCATTTTGAACAATCTGACGGAAAAGAACATTCTTGATAAACTCACTGGGCAAGGAATTATCGACAAGATTAATTCCGTATCAGGGAATATCGTATTCAAGAAATATGTTGATTGCCAGTCAGGTGCCGGAAAAACTACTTAATTATGGCAAATAATCCGTATGCGACATCAAAACAGGCAGCGGACACCGTTGGGATAACTCCCGACGTAATAGGTGTTCCTGCTAATAATTACGTCCGCAAGAAAGAACTTGTTGCGACAGGAAAGTTTGACGCTGATGCGTTGGCTTCCTACGGCAATAACGATTATGTAATGTTGAAGGACATTGCACAGGGTACATTCCAAGTTGCTCTGTCAATCAATTCAGACGTTACGAGTCGTGGTACGGTTCAGTTGAACGGTGGTGCTGCTGGTGCTACTGCGTCTGCGGAGGTAAGTGCTGGAAGTCAGGTGACTGCAAAATGTAATCTGACGAAGAGTGGTGACGTATTCGATGGATGGTATAAGGGAGCCACCAAGGTGAGTTCGAGTGCGACATATACGTTCACAGCCACTGAAGCCGTGAGCCTTGTCGCTAAGATATTCTATCTTGATGTCACACCTACATCTTTGGACTACGATGCCGCTGGTGGAAGTAAGACATTCCAAGTTTCAACCAATGTGAACTGGACTGTCAGTTAGAAACAATTTTAAAAACAAATTAGGGTATGGCGAAAGATTCTTGGTTGACCGTTAATCCAATGACCGGAGAGGGTGACGCTACTCTGACCAATTCAGGCACGATACATAAAGGTCGTCTTGAACGTCAGACAGTTGTTACGGCTGTGGCCAAAGGAATTGAAGCGGCAAAATCTTACCAAGTTAAGCAAGAGCCAACTGCTGAATACATTACTTTGGACAAGACTTCATTTGAGGTAGGCGAAGGAGCTTCGACGATAACTGTTTCTGGAAAGAGCAACTCACCGAAGATTACTTTCGCTCTTGGTTCGGGGAATGATATCCCTATTGTTTTGCCTGCTAATTATACTGCGAATGGCTTATTGACGGTGAATGGGACATCAATTCCTGATGACCCAGGAGCCGTTGATGAGTTTATATTCAGTGCCCAAATCCCCATTCCTAAGAACACGGTTGGAAGACGTACAGGGAAGATAACTGTTACGGGTTCAATCGCTTCTGCCGTTGGGACGGTAACAGTTACTCAAGCGACTTCGACTTGGACTGTTACCTATTCGAAGGGAGACTATATCAATACGATTAATAAGACTTCCGAGAAGATTAATTGGGGAAGCACCGCAACTGCGGTTGCGACACTGCTCGCGAATACGGCTCAATATACTTATACATTCTTAGGATGGTATGAGGGCGACACGAAGATTTCTTCTTCGTTGTCATTGAGCGTGGCAAATATAACAGCAAACAGAACATTCACAGCAATTGGTTCTCGAACGCTTAACAGGTATTCTCTTGCGTTTACTATCACACCGACAGGTGCGGGAACGGTATCCGGAGGAGGAACTTATGACTATGGTTCGAGCATTAAATCAACTGCAACCCCTGCTACTGGTTACAACTTTACAAAATGGGTTGATGAAGAGGGGGTTGAATCAACGACGAACCCGTATCCTGGATGGGCTATCACTAAGAACCGCACGATTCAAGCGGTGTTCACGATTAAGAGTTATGCTATCAATTTGGCTGCTCAATATCGTGTGGTTGAGTCAGGCGATTTCATATCAGGAACGACGGGTGGTACTGTTTCCGGAGGGGGAACTTTCAATCACGGGACATCTGTCACTGCGAAAGCAACTCCGGCAACTGGGTACAGTTTCGCTGGGTGGTATGAGGGGACTTCGAAAGTTTCGGATTCCGCTTCCTATACATTCACCGCAACAGGAGCTCGCAGCTTGACAGCACGGTTCCAGCGTCAATGGTTCACAGTAACATTCACTGCCGGAACAGGTGGTTCAGTATCACCGACAACGGCTCGAGTACAGTATGGTGGCGAAGCATCTTCAACTGCAACCGCTTCGACAGGATACACGTTCAGTGGGTGGAGCAATGGAACTAAGACAGCTAAATTGACCGTCACGAATGTTACGGCAAATGCGACTTATGCTGCATCGTTCGGAATCAATACCTATGTCATCACGTATGCGAAGGGCACGGGAATTGCTTCGGTTACTCCAGCGAGTGAAACGGTTGAACACGGTTCAAATGCAAAGGGTTCAACTGCGGCACTGACGACAGGTTACAATTTCGACGGATGGTACAACGGTGCGACTCGTGTTAGTACGGCTCTGAAGTATGGTCCGAC